ATGGCTACTATACATAAGCGTGGCAACAAATGGCGTGCGCAAGTTTATGACAATGGAGGACGTAGATCTAAATCTTTCAACACTAAAGGCGAGGCAACGCAATGGGCTTTAGAAGAAGAGCGAAAATTAGACCTACAAAAGAAAGGATTGCAACCTGAAACGCTACTATCGGATGTTGTTGAGCGCTATTTAAAAGAAATCACACCAACTAAACGAGGCGTGCGGCACGAAACTTTAAGGCTTAATAGGTTTATGCAACACCCTATTTGCAGTAAATATATAGGTGATGTCACAAGAAAAGATTTTGAATTATGGATTGCTGAAAGGGCAAAATCAGTTAGCGGTGAAAGTATTAGGCGAGAGCTATCCACTATCAAACATATTTTTACCGTTGCGGTTGAGCGATGGGATTATATTGAAAGAAATCCTACTGCCGGGCTTGTTTTACCGAAAGGAAGTCCACCAAGAACGCAACGATATTCTGAGGAAGAAATAGAACGACTACTCTATGTTAGCAGCTATCATGATACATTAAAGACGGTTATGGCTAGAACTGGCGCAGCTATGCTGTTTGCTATTGAAACTGCAATGCGAGCCGGTGAAATTTGCGGACTAACTTGGGATAATGTTGATTTTGAGGATAGAACTGCATATTTACCGATAACGAAAAACGGCTCTTCTCGAAGAGTACCTTTATCGAAAAAAGCTATCGCAATTTTAGAAAGGTTAAAAGAAGAAGTTGGCAATACTGGAACGTGCTTTCAAATTGAATCAAAGTCACTTGATGCAACATTTAGAAAATTGAAAAAAATGGCTATGTGCGAGCATTTGCATTTTCATGATACCCGAAGAGAGGCTTTGACAAGATTGGCTAAAAAAGTTGATGTAATGACTTTAGCTAAAATCTCAGGCCATAAAGACATCAGAATCTTGCAAAACGTTTACTATGCGCCTAATATGAAAGATATTGCTGGATTATTAGATTGATAAAAAATATATTGACAAGATATTTTTATTAGGATTAATATAATCACGACTAAGAAATTAGTCATTCAATCGAAATATTATTTCGGTTGTGTGTTGAAACAAAATTGCTACTTCAAAAGTAGATAAAATACAGATTATCTTAAATGATAACTGAGCTGTCGAATAGACAGAGGGGCGAGATTAATTTCTCGCCCTTTTTATTTGGTTAGAATGTTCTTGGCGTAAACATAGTTGATTTATACTGATTTTGTTTCGCCGCCCATTCTTTTGCCTCTTCCGATGCCCTTGCAAAATTCTGACGAGCAACTTCTTCTCGTTTTTCTCTTGCAATTTGAGCAGCTTGTTGTGGTGAAATACTGTTTACATCAATCATATTTCTTGCCGGCGCAGCAATGGAAGATGCTGTTGCTTTAACTTCTTTTGCAACTTCTTTCGGTTTAGGATCGTACAAATCCATATCACCACCACTGGTAGCATAAAGCGCACGGCCCATTTGCTCTCCACCTTTGAACGCAGATATAACACCAGGGCTTTTCAGATAATTAGATCTCTCATTTGAAAGATTATCAATCTGTTTAGCAATTACTTCTCTTTGAGCGGCATCTTCTGTTGAGGATAGTTTATCTTTCAGCGCACCTAATTGAGCATCATAAACACCTAACACTTGCACTGCACCAGTTAGATTTTTTTGAGCCTCTTTCATTCCATCGCCACTGCCGCCACTTGCTCTAGCGTATTTAGCTTTAATTCGAGCTATGGCGGTTGCCTCAGAAATATTATTGCTTAGTTTAATGTTCTCTAACTCAATATCTTGCTGATGTTTTTTATCAAGTTGTTCGCTTTCAAAGGCTCTCTGTTTATCAGATTCTTTTCCTTTCCAATCTAATAATTTTGCAGTTTCCTCATTTTTCCAGGCTTGCTCTACATTTTTAACAACACCAGTGCCAAGTCCTTGAGCCATCGCAGCTAAAATGCCACCTAATCCCATAATTATGCCCCTTGTTGCATTGATTGAGGTTTATTGCCTTGCATTTGTGATTGGCGTTGATTTTCAAGCTCTGATGCTTTACCAATCATATCAACATATTGCTGTTCTTCTTCAGGTGGTAAAATGCCGTTTGTTGCCTCGCCAAATTGATCTAACGCATCCATTAAAATGTCGATAAGGATGTCATCAATTTGTTCTTCAGGAACGCCAATTTGTTGCAATAATTGCATTGCTAAATCTTTTGCAACTTGCATCATCACTTGAGGTGGGATTGTTTTGCCATTTTGTTGAGCGGCTTGAATGTTTGTAATCATTGCCGTTGCCACTAAATCCGCAACACCTTTTTCAACACCTTTTTGCTCAATTCGCTCTTGTGCAACGTTAGCGATAGCATTAACGGAATTTTCCATTAGCATTTTATACATTTGAGCTTTACCACCTTGTTGCTCCTGATTTTGCATCATTCCACTAGGCTGACTTTGAGCCATAACATCTTGATTGCCACCTTGAGTTTGTTGAGCCATTGAATCTAGAATACCCATCTTTTAATCCTTTTATTTGATTGAAATGTTGTTCCAAAGGTTTACAAGTTGAGGAATTTTGTAAACCATACTGTCGCTTGATTTAGTGCCATTATTAGCGCCAAGTTGTTTTTGCATTCTGTCTAAAATGCCTTGGCTTTCTATTGGCTCGCTATTTCCAGCCATTTTTCGCATTTGCTCCCAATCTTTCATCGCTTGCGCTTTTTTAGCTTTATCCTCGATAATCATTTCGTTCAGAACAGGAGAATTAACTTTATTGGCTGCATGCTGCATCGCTGAATTATAACGAGAGTTATCGGCAATAACCTTGGCCGCCGTGCCAATAGGAGCTGTACCAACTCCACCAGTTGCAGCCCCGCCAACAAACCCAAGAGCAGTCGCCCCCCAGCCTTTGAGCTTAGAACCCCAACCGTCCATATCTTCACTAAAAGCATCCTTGACTTTTTGCGATTCTGTTTGATATACAGCTTTTTGTCCTGGCGTCATTCTCCCAAGAATTTTATCCTCTTTATTTAATAAGGCATCAGCAGCCGTGCCAGTTTTTGTTAATCCTAATTGCGTTACCCCAGATGCGATAGCTTCAGCCATAGAAGTTGGCTCAAGCGTTGAACCAACTATTGATGAAACAACGCTACCAATAGCATTGCCCTTATGCTCTCTATAAAGACTTTCTCCGGCATAATGATGAGCTATATCCCTAATTCTATCCTTTGGTGTGAGCGCATTGATATTATCCCAATCTTGTCTTGCAGAATACGGCGCTTGCACGCCACCTTTACCAAATAATCCACCTGTAAGATTTTTTTGATCAACAGTTGGATTATTGTATTGGCTCAATGATTTATTGGCATTGCTTTGATAGTGAGAATTAACGCTTTTACTAATAACGCTTTGCCCACCAAAACCACTTTCACTACTTAAACGATTACCACCACCAAAACCACCATTTCTAAAGGTATTGTTGAAGTTATTGGTATATCCGTTATTTTTACCATACAAATCGAGATGACGATTCATTCTGTCTGTTGTGCTTGTATAGTTTTCATTACTATCATCTTCACGCCAGCCACCACGACTATCATTAACTCGATCATATCCGGCTTTTTCTAAACTATCGCCAAAATCATCATTAATCGAGCCGCCTCGCCCACGGCTACTACGCCCACGACTTCCATAGCTATCACCGTCGCTCCCCCAATCTGAACGGCTTGAGCGACCAATAGAATCCATATCTAAATCGGATGATGTAGATCTTGGCATGGTTATGCTCCTTTATGATTTCGATCTATTTTGTTTTTCATTTCTGTCAAAATTCCACCGTTTGCCAAGCCTGGCGAATTATCAACGGTTAAAGTTTTGTAAGAAATATCAACATCCGGCACTGCTGAATACTGAGATTTAAGTTTATCTTGCATATTCAATAGCTCTCGCTGCTGTTTCATTAAGTCCTTATTAGCCTCTTTTTGAGCTAAATAACTACCAACACCAAGCAAGGTTGAGCCAATTAAGTTTGTCGCCTCTTTATTGTTGCTCATCCAATTTGCGGTTGAACTTGCCGCATCTCCAAGCCAAGATGCTGCATCACTAACCGCACTCCAAGCACTATCCCAAAATGACATAATTAGCCTCCTTATTTAATTCCGATTGTTGGTACACCAAGATTAGGGAACGATGCCCAATTTTGTTTCGTTGTCGGGATTCCTTGCATGAATTTAGACATAAAGTTAAGCTCTGAATCTCGACTGGCTTTCAGCTCTGTGATAGCCTTTTGTTTATCTTCGGCTTTCATTGCAGTGTTATTCAACACGGCAGCAATTTGCGCATCAAAGTTATTCGTGATCTGCATTGTAAAATCAATCGATTTGCCGATAGTGTTCGCTGATACTTGAGCATTTAGATTTTTCATTTCATTCGCATGATTTAAGTTGGCTAAATCACGTTGATGACTTCTGTCTAATGCTGTTTGTGATGCGGTAAATTGATTTTGAGCTTGATTCAATCGACTTTGATTGTTGTAATTCAAGTCTGATTGTAATTGAGCTAAAGTACGTTGATGACCACGATCAAGATCCGCTTGAGATGCCGCAAATTTATTTTGAGCCTGATTTAAACGACTTTGATTGCTGTAATGTAAATCAGATTGCAACTGAGCCATTCCACGCTGATGACCACGATCCAATTCCGCTTGTGATGCGGCGAATTGATTTTGAGCTTGATTTAAACGACTTTGATTTTGATAATTTAAATCAGCCTGTAATTTCGTTTGCTTTTCAGTAAAAGCATTTTGAGTATCTTGGCTTGCGATTGGCATTGCCGCATCGAGCATTGCACGTTGAGCAGCCTCAGCGCCAATAGTTGAATTTTGTAAACCACGATTAGCCGCAATTCTCTCCCCTTTCGCCGCTGCACTATTCATCAATAATGAATTGCCATTTAAAATATTGGCAACATTGCCCGCCATTGTTTGAGAATTATCTTTCTCAGGCGTTGGCGAAATAGTTGGCGCTTTAGGCTGTTTTCTTAACGCATCAGACATTGATCCTAGAATTGACATATATTCTCCCAAGAATGAAAAAAAAGCCGCTATTTAGCGGCCTCTTTTTGAAAACTTATCTCATTATTACTTAATTTGGTAAAAACAACCGCAATTTGATTAGGGCTAAATCGCCAACCGCTCTCACCTCCATAGATCGCATTAAAGCACCACTCGCTGCAAAAATATTTTGAGCGTTTTTGCTTAATGCCAAGCACGATACCTAACGCACCCCACCAGTCATATTTACAGCCAAGAGTGCGGTTAAAATAGCCCTTGATTTGCTCCTCAGTAACCTCATTAAGTTGGATTAAATCCCACTTCGTGCTATCTGATACATCGATCTGTTTGCAACGTACGCCACCATCTTGTACTGATGACGAATAACAATCAAAAAGAGTTTCACTGCGTTTAATAGCTATTTCGCAGTGCGAATATTTCCCCTTTGTAAAAAAACGGGTGATGATGTCAGCAATCTTTCTGACTGGCTCTTTGCGCCAGTCTCGTTTGTGTTTGTACATTGCCAAATAAATCTTAGCCATTTTGATATGCCTCCATCAGGTTATCCATTTGCTTAATAATGTCATCATGAATTGATTGCAATTGCTCAAGCGTAAGAGTGGGCGCTTTTAGCTCATACTTGCGCATACGTTGATTGGCAAGCTCCATTTGTAGTTTTTCCAAGCCTGCTGCTTGCACTAAAATTAAATCTGTTGCCGCTTTGTTGTTTAAACCTGCGCGTTTGGCAAAATCTGTAATATAACGGCTACAGTCACCTTGATAGTTTGCTGCCTTATAAGCTTCAGCAGCCGTTTGACGCTCACGGTACTCGATCTCAAAGCGTGTCCATGTACTGTAGATTTTAGCTGCGTACTCATCTATGCTGGCGATAAGGCGAGTTTGAGTTTCAGATAAAAGTGCTGCCTGTTTTTCTGGGGTAATCCCCCATGTAAGCGTATCAAGATTTAATACGTGCGCTGCACTAGGTTTTGGATCAATTAATACCGGGTTGCCTGTTTTATCTGCAATGATTTGTTTGCCCTGCGCTTGGCCATTAAGTAGCTCAATATATTTATCTTGGCTAATTTCAACAGCACCTTCAGGCACAAATCCATCATTCGTATCGTCAAAAAAACCTTCTTTAAAATACATGGTCATTATTTCCATCTCCCAATCGCTAAGAATTGCAAACGGCACGCCCCCTGGTTTGGATTGCTATGCTCGTAGTTATACCAATACAATGTTGTCCCTGTTGATTTTGTTAGGATGCTCACACCAACATCGTGACTATCATCTATGGATGATGTTATATTCCCAAAAACTAACGGCTTGCCAACAAATGATACTGCCCACGTTAATTGTTTCGGTCCTGGTCCGCCAAGTCCGCTGTTCGCTCCATGGACATCATTAAAATCTACAAAATAAGTCTGTATCATCGTGCCATCAGGATATTTTCGAATCTCAAAGTTGCCGATTTTTTGGTAGCTAAAATCAACTAGGTTAGCCTTTGTTTTATTCAACTCCCCCAATGCAAATTCACTCGCCACTTTGGCTTTATTCGTACCGTTGATGGCGTGGGAAATATCCGAATCGAGCAAAATTGTTCCATTCTTTTTGGGTAAAGACACCACGTGAATATTGGCACCGCTTGCTTCACGGTAGACAAAAGTCACCATTGTACCGCTGCTATGTGGATTACCTTCCACTCGAACATATCTTCCGGAACTGTTTTTGATGTTAAACCCAGCATAATCACCATTTTCGAATAACGCACCAGGTAAATTCAGCGGCTTATTGCAGTATAAATCATGCTCTCGTAATGCAAATTCGGTATTAAATGCATAGTTATACAGCAATAAATCTTCACTTATCGTATTTCGAAAGCCCACCGCAAACTTATTGACACCATTACGTTGCCAACGCAAAAGAGCATCTTCTCTGTTAAGATTTAAAATCCCCGTCATCGTATCACCCGTTTTCGCTACACGATTATTAGCGTTATTGTTGGCACTATCTGCAGCATTTTTGGCTTCCGTGCCTTTGTCATAAGCAGTTTTAACCGAGGCACTGGTTGCGACGTTTTTTTCGCTATCACTATCTACACGAGACGACATGCTTGATGTTTTGATGTAGCCAACTAATGATTCGGGGATTTTTGCGATAAGCGATGCCAAATATTTACCCGCTTTTGCGGTCAATCCCAATTCTTCACTATCTGATTCTATACTGCTTGTTAGTTGTACAATGCCTTTGTTTTCAGTATTAGCGCTCGGGACATTTATTACCTTTGAATAGTCCACCTCGCCATTCGCTATGCTCGTAGCTCTATTCGCTGCCTGTACCGCCTCTTCAGCTTTACTTGTAGCTATATCAGCATTACTCTTTGATGTAACTGCGGCTGATGATGCCGTTGTTGCGGATTGCTCTGCTTTAGTTGCATAGTGATAAGAGGAATATTTATCACCTTGCACGACTTCATTAACTGGATTAGATGCCCATTTACGCGCCATATTTTCATAATTGCCAGCTGCTTGTTGGCTGCTTTGTGCGGATGCCGCCGCTTGCGTTGCAGTATCAGCTTTTTGAGTTGCAGTCAAAGTATTTGTAGCAACAGATTGCGTATTTTGAGCGACTTGTTGAGCTTTGTCGGTAACATCATCTCTCGCATTATTAACGCTCTTTTCTGTTTCAGTGAGCATTTTTAGCGGCACTGGGTGCATCGGATCGGTTGGTTCTGGGATTAATGGACTTTCCTTAAACCCTCGCCCATCATCTCGCATCTCAGGAATGCGCTCAAAACTCGTTTGAATTGCATCAAATTCATCAGATACAGCTTGCCCGTCCGCTTTTGTGTATGGAGTAAATTGATGGCTGCGGTTATACCAGCTTTTTTTAGACACGATAATTTCTCCGGGTAATATAATTTAAGATAAGTCCACTAATTTCAAATTGTGGAGAGTAGATTGATGAGCCAGCAAACGATAAGGCAATATTTCGGCTATACCCTGATAATTGAAGTGTTGGCGTTGAATAATCTTCAGCAGACCAAAGAAAATCATTCCAAAGAGAATCATTCCAACGACCGCCGCCGCCGGCAATTTCTAAATCTTTACTCAGTGCGGCCGAATGATAGTTTGAATTGTAATCAAGATCGAATCGGAAACTTATTTTTGATTTCCCATCGGTTGTAGCTTGCAATTCAGCACTATGCCAACTTTTGATTAATGTTGGCGACCCACAATGGTTAAATGCCATTTTTACAGTCCAATCTATGCTTTTTCCTGAAAAGGAATAGCATTTATCAGACTGGCGATAGACTTTACCATCGCTAAAAGTAATGTAAACTTGATTAGGCGATTGCCAAAGACCTTGTAACGGCTCAGGGTAAATAAAAGATGTACTTCTCGTTGTGCCGTCAGGTTGCACCATTACGCATAAGTGCCGCCCCTCAGACGAATAGAATCGAACTTGGTTTGATTTAGCTTTAGTGGAGGAATAAACAATGTTATACGACTGTTTGTCAAAGGCAAGTTTGCGGTTTGCATCCATTTCGCTTAATCTAAAGTCACCGAATTGCTCGGTTTGATCTATTCTAGTGATGCCGTTTTTTGTAATTGCAATAGGTATAAATGATGTTTGCAACGTATTAGGATTTATGCCGACCGATGAAATGTCTTTTAGCACCCAATCATCACGGCCTGAACCATAAAGCCCCGATGTTTTATTTTGACAACCAATAATTAAAACGCCGCCAGTGGTGGATGATAATGCGGTTATTTCATCCCCTAAACCGAATTGCTCTGAGCCTAACAACACCGCCCAACGGTTAGGATGCCCAACTAATGAATGTCCTAATTGACCGCCGGCGAATGATGCAAATAGATGATTTCTGTGCGCACAAATATATTGCGGATTATCATTATTCACGAGAATTGGAATAATAATCCCATTCGGACGAACCTCAATAATCTGCTCGCCATTACACCCATAGGCATAATGCGTATTAGAGCCGCCATAGAAGTTGTGATAGATAAATTGCCAGTCTTTCCCTTTTGTTAGCGAAACCCTGTCACATTTTTCTATTGTTGCAACGGTTGTGCTATTTATCTGTAATGGTTGGTTAGATAAAACAGATTGTGATAAGACAACATAGCCCGATTTACTATCAGGCGCTAAAGATACTGAATGAATCACACCCCTAACATTGCCCGATGTAAAGTCCGAGTTATCCAATAAATTTTCAGGCTTAACTAAGTTTTTTAGCTTTGCAATATACGTTGCTTGAGCAGCCGTCCAACTATTATCAGAGCTAATAAATGCACTGCATCTATCGCCGTCATCACGAAAGGCAATCAGCCTATTATCCAATTCCACAACGCCACGAATATTTCCTGTTCCTGGCACGGGGAAAACGGCATCAACGCCTAACTGAAATGCTTTTCCTCGATAAGCTAAATCATCAAAAAAATCACCATTAACAGAACTGTTTACATAACTTGCAGTAAAGCTAACACCACTAACAGAAAAACTTGTTCCGTTGGTCATTGTTGTTGGCTTTAAAAACGCAACAACAAAGGCATCATCTAATACATCAATAATGCGGTATTGCTTACCGTTATGAGTAAATGCTTTATTGTGAAATTGCTCTTTATTGGCAATATTCCCAACGTGCAACACGGCATAAGTCATTTGAGATGGAACTGTTTTCCCATCCAAACATTCATATCCCTCAATTCTAGAAAATCCACCGCCATAAATAGGCTGCACATTTAACGCGCCAATAGCATCACTACTAGCCTTTGCTATTGGAGGCGTAGATAGATCCATCCCACCGCTAATAGCGATAAACTGTGATTGATTCCTCGGTAACTGTGCCATTTATTTGCCTAATGATGGAGTTGGTAAGAATTGAGTGCAAAGTAAGTGCAGATATTTATCCCATTCGTTTTGCCCACGCAAAATTAACTCTTGAGCATTTTGCGATAAAGCTTTGCCTTGCATTGCATAGTACACAATAGCAACATGGAATTTTTCAGGAATGAAAGGAGTATCAGCAGATACCTCAAGAACTTGAGGATTTTTAGAGGAGAATCCATCACCCCAAAAATCCTCACTCCAATCACGCAAAGATTGAATATCTAGCCACGATTCACGAACTGCATCAACATACTCTAGACTACGACCTTTCTGATCGGATACGCTGAATGGGCCATCACCAGTATCATTCATTTCACGGCGTAACCGTTGAGCAAGTTGAAGATAATTCATTACGCATCACCTAATACTGTAATTGAGAATCGAGGCGCAAAGTATTCTTCTAATTTACCACCTTCAACAAGCTTGAAACGATGATCGCCAGCTTTAGCTAATAATTGATACGCTGGCTCTGGAATTGATACTTCTTCTCCACGTTTGATTAGCGCATCCCAATCACCGAGACCTACATAAACATCACTATTGTCAGTTTCGCTTGGCGCAATAATGATTCGTACACGTTTATGTGCAAATAATGGAAGATCGCTTTGCTCTTCTTGTGATGCTTTAGGTTGTAATTGCACTTCCGCATCAGGGCGTAAAATGCCATTTGCTGATTCAAATTCAAGAATTGCTTGAACTAACTCTTCTTTTTTGCCGTCTTTTTCAACGCCGCAATAATCGCGCAAATGAGCAACCAATTCTTCTTTTGTTGCTTTTTTTAAATCAATAAATGGATAAGCCATTATGTCCTCACTAAAAAAATAAAGCCCTCGCAAGGAGGGCTTTGGGTTTACGAATGAAAACTAAAGTGATGATGCAGCCACTTCTAAACGAACTAACCAGGCATCGTTTAGGATTTTACCCGCCCACCAAGTTTTCCATGCAACTGAACCTTTTTGACCTAAAGGGTCACCTTGCTCAGCCTTACCAGGATTGCGCACTAAAATTTGTGCGGCATCTTTACCTTTTAATGGGCAAGTTGCGTAAGCATCTTGACCGAATACGGCGATTTTATACACGTCCGCTTTAGAACCAGCAGTAGATAACACTTTATTGGCCGTTGGCGTGCCACCTTTGTTGATTTCAGGTGTGAATAAAGGCGATGTAATAAAGCGCACGTTTTCCACTGTTCCAAACTCTTGCGGGACAATAGGCTGACGAGAGCCGTATTCTGCAACCGGAGTAAATCCAGGCAAGCTGCGAATATCAGCCTCTAAGTCAGTATGGCATACCGCAATATATGCGGCTTCAATCGGTTTAGTACCGTATTTGATTGAGCCATCAAGGATAGATGTTTTTTTCTTCGCACGATTGCGCTGCAACTTACGAACAGCCGCTCGAACATGATTAATGCTTAATGCAGTGTTTACATCGTTTGATGATGTACCGTTGGCAAAGATTACATTTGTACCACCACTAATCGCGCCCCAAGCCAAAAGCTCGGTAGTCTCAGCGGCTTGTTCGCCAGAAATCAACACCAAGTCACTTAAAACCTGATCTTCGTGCGTATCTTGAATTACATCTGTAATTTCAGACCAAGAACCATACTGCCCTAATGTTGCGGTCACATCCTCATACACCATTTTTTGAGAGTCCGGAGTAACACCCTCAGTTAATGGAGTGGTTGCCGGAGCAAACGGTTTAGGACGACGGAATTTAATAGTTTGCGTCTTGTTTTGCGGGATTGGCTTTGTTTGTCCAAGCTTATTTAAAATCAATACAGGCTCAGCATGAGCAAGCATTTTAGCTTCTGCGTAAACTTGTGTACGTGGTGAAATATCTGTATATGTAGTTGTAGCCATGATAAATTTTCCTCAAATGAACTAACTTACTTATCGCTGTTTAGCAAATTCAGCAGCGAATTGGTTGAACAACGATTCTTCATCAACTTCATTGCCACCTTTTGGACTTGTGCGACCAGTAGGGAGTGACAATGCTGAAAGTTGTTGAGAACGTTTATTCCGTTGCTCTGAGATTGATACGGCAGTCTTTTTGTATTCATTGAGTAAGTAGATAGCATCTTGCGGATCGTCTGATTTAAACAATGCTTTGATGCCTTTTGGTTGATTATCTACCCATCTATGGAACATTGGATCGCCTAAAATATCGTTTGCATCAGGAACGACTTGAGTAACTAAAGAGATTGAGCTATCAAGTTGTTGCTGCGCAAAATCTTGCATATTTGCATCGACCATCTGAGCAATCGGCGCTGAAATATCATTAAGGCGTTGATTTTGTCCGGCAAGAATGCGGGATAATACATCAGCAACTTCAGGATAGTCCGCACGCAAATTATCTAACTCACCATCAAAGGTAGTTTGACTTTGCTCGAGCTGCTCTAACGCTGCCTTAGCCTGTTGATATTTCTTAGAGAGAGCGCCAACACGACCACGTTGAGATTTAGCCATGTGTTCGTATCTCTCTTTTTCTGCTTTCATCAAACGGAAATGATCTTTCACTTCATCTGTGGCATCAGATAACCATTCAGGCAATACTTCCCCTTTTTCATCCGGCTGTTGCGGGATATTTTCTTGAGTGGTATCTTCCATGCGTTGATCGGGCGCTGGCTGTTTGGTTTCATCTGCGACTGACGGTTTAACTTCAGCAGTTAGTCCACCTGATTCAAGTTGATTAGCGGCCTCATCGAAAGCGGCATCAGCATTAAATTCTGTGGTGTCTTGATTTTCCATTTATTACCTCATTAAGCGGCATATAGCGGCTTGTGATAATTCGTTGATAACAAAAAGCCCACTCATTGAGCGGGCTTGTATTTAACCGTTTAGATCTGATACTAAACTTCTTAATTCTTTAATCTGACCTCTTAGAATATTGTATTGCTGCGGCGTTAACCCCTCAGCGCATAAATCCTGACAATACTCATCGATCCGTTTATTTAGGTAGGAGATTAGAGAATTTCTATCTGTTGAGTTTGATAAAATTAATTTCTGCATAAAATCCCCAATAAAAAAACCGAATTGCATTTCTACAATTCGGCTATTTTGTTGAATTTTACTGCAAATATTTTTAAATGTCAATGGATTAGTGTGTATTTAATCCCTCCATTTGTCGATATTTACGCAATAATCGTGCTTGTACGCCACTCATTTCTTTGTTGTATCGTTTAATACCACTTTCATAAGCGACCGCACTAATTTTACCTGAGCGCAATGCACGAGTAAGATTGGCTTTTTCACTTCTTGCTTTTTTGATGATACTTTCTTCTTCCTCATGGAATTTGATAAGTTTAATTTTATCAGCATCTAACCAATCGCCTAATTCATTGCGCTCTTTGCGAGATTTATATTCTTTATAAACACTTCCCGCCTCTTCACTAGCCTCATAGTATCGGCTTTGAATTGCAAATTCGTTTGTTGTACCGATGAATTGATTTAGGAACGGCGTGCGAGTTTTACGGCCTAAATCTTCACGGTTCGGATTTTCAACGAATATAGTATTTAGCTCTTTAAGACTACCAAGCATTGAACTGTACCCATCAAACAAGTTTTTAATTTGCTCAGGGTGCATATCGATTCCTAATGTATCATTAAGCTCGATAGCAGTATCTTTCCAAAATTGAGCGGTTGTCGCCTTAGATTGTTCGGCTTTTAATTTATCATCACGCACATAATTGGTTGTGATTTTATTACCAAAAGCGGAACGATTTAAAACGTTTTGCATCACTGGCTGCAAGATTGATGGCGTTGCAGTTAAAGTGATTTTTTCCATAGGATATTTCGCTGCTGAAATTTCAGATGGAGATACTGGCGAAAATGTTTTCAATGAATGAACGAGCATATTTGTACCCGCCTCAGTCAATGAAATATCGCCAACCGCACCTTTTACAATGTTTGTTGAGAAATTCCATGCCATTTGTGCCATACCAAAACCAACCGGGATTTTGAAGTATTTGCCCCCGCCAAGTGGAATCGGGATATAACGAGTGATGTCACCAAGCTGATCCATTTTATTACCGCCCTCGTCCTCATCATCCATTGAGCGCAATACAGTGTAAAGCGAAGTCATTACAGCCATGTATGCAGCAAAGCGGATTTGACCTTTACGAGTAGATAGGTAACGCATTAAGTTGGCCGCACCCATTACAGTTGGTTGCGAGAACATATACAATGCTTTAATGCCACGCATTTTTGAGCCAGTTTTGCGGAAGTTGGTTAATTCTAACGTTGTCGCCGCCGCTTGTTTTGAATCAATGCCGTTATCAACTAACGCTTTATAGGATGCTAACGCTGATACTGTATCAAACATCTTATTATAACCCTCAAACACTTTGCCAACTTTCTCAAGTTTGCCGGCTAGTGGATTATTTTCTTTTTTCAAGCGTTTAACTAAATCAACCTCTGTTTTATCTAGGTAAGTACCATAGTTTGATACTCCCCCCTCTTTTAGAAGTTGTTTTAACATTCGCTCTGCTGGCACGCTATCACGCAATTCCTGACCGAATCCAAGGCGTTTAGTTGCTTGCCATACTTCCTTATCAGTAAAGGCATTTTTAATGGTATCACGACCGATTTTATCCATTGTTTTGCTATCGACTAAACGATTATTTTTATCGTAAAGTTTTTGCACTCGGATAAATTCTGATTTTTCCCAAGTATCACGCATCATGTTCATTGGCGCAAACGTAACAGTCCATTGAGTAACGCCTCGTGCATACCATCTTGTCGGTTTAGAGATAACTTTCAAGAAAGCGTTGGCGTGTTCAACGTTGTCATTGCGCAATGATTCCATTACTTGAGTTGGCAATTCATACTCATAATAATCACTGCCCTCTTTACGGATAAGTACGTTATCGCTTGAGCGTGTTAAACCTTGCATTTTACGTTTACTAATACCTAAATTTGCGGTTGCTTGTTCTCTTGCCTCAGCATCGGAATAGCCTTTATCTTTCAATAAAGCCACTTCTGTTTCAAACAAGTCATCAATTCTAGATTTAAACTCAGCAAAGCCAGCATAGGTGGTGGATTTACCGATTGACTTCCAAACAGCATCAATCGCATCTTCAGCCTCAGAACTTGTACGACCTTTCAATGTTTTATCTCGAGCAATGTTAAGTGCATTTGAGCCAGCGCCTGAGATAATATCAACATCTACATCGGCATTAGGATCGCCAGTTAAAGGCACATAATGGCGATTAGCCTTGTATTCTTGATACTCAGCCTCAGTGTATCGACCACTCGCACGATCAACCTCTAATCTTGATTGGTTAAGATCGTAAACTAGATCAGCAACATATTCCAAATTAGAGCGGCTGATATGTTTTTCTGTATTGCTCATAATCAATTCAGCCTCAGGAATTGACCAACCGCCAGCAACCCCGACTTTAAAGCGATTGACTTTGTTTTTGTAATCCGTGTTATAAATATCAGCCTTACGGTTATCGTATTGCTCTTTTGCTTTTAGATAAGCCTCATGTAATCGGCGCACTTCTGCACTTGTACCGTTTTGTTTAGCGTTATCCAATAAGCGTTTTGTATCACGCATTACTTTTTCATCACGATTTAGTAAATCAATGTTTTTCTCAATGGAATAGCGAGCTGAAATCCAGTTGCCAACCATTCTTTTCATTGTTAATTCATCCATCGGATGACTTTTATTTTGGCTTTGTTTAGAAAGTGCGGCAATTTTTGAAAGAATTGGTTTCAAATATGCTTGTTCCAATTCTGAATTTAACGCATCACGTTTACCCTTGGCCACATACATTGCATCTTTTAAGCGGCGTTTTTCATGGTCACGACTGCTAGTGTTGCCTGTCTGATCTTCAAGGTGCATTGAATCAATCCAATCATTCACCGGGCGCAAGCTATCAGCTAACCATTCATCAACTTTACCCATCGCACGATTAAAGCGCTCTTTAAATCCTGAGAAGTCTTTGGATTTTAAGCTATCCCATGCGCTAGGCTCACTATCAGCCACGCCTGTCATCGCTAAATCAAGAGCGGATTGCATTGTGTTCGCACGAGAGAATCGAATATCATTATTTTCTTTGGAGAATGCGCCTGTATTATCGGTTGCGGATTTTATTTGGTTAGAATCAAAGGCAACAATTTCTTGTCTGTTAGGATATAAAACGCCATCATAACCGGCATCTTTTAGGATTGAACTAAAAGCTCCGGCATATTGGTTTCTCACCGAAAATGAATTTCCTACGTTGAAAATAAAAGGATCAACTGTGTAATCTTCGTAACCTTGTTCAGAGAGTCTATTGGTTAAATGCTCCGCGACTTCCTCAGCAGATGTAAAATCACTAGGTCTAAATGGGTTCTTTAATGATACATACGCACCAATAATTTTTTCTCCATACGACTCCGAGGTTGTTCTATTTGGAGATAAGTAGAACCCTTTTCCTCTTAACCCTTTATCATTTCCTGCGCCCGCTTTATTCTTGTCAAATACATTAAATTCCGCACCTGTTCCGTGATACGCAATCAATGGCTCACCCGTTCTTTCATTCACGACCTTACTTGCGTTTTCAGGATCGTTTTCCCAATCACCGAACCACGCTTTAAACTCAGGAGAGCGCACTTGTTGCCATTGTTTGAATGTCAGCTCGGTTTCGCCTTTTGCTTTCGCTTGGTTATAGCGTTCTTCAGTTAATTCTTCATTTCGGCTAAAGCGCAAATTATCTGCACTATCTGCATTAATAGATATCTCATCATTGAAAGAAATTGCACCATCTCTCGTTTCTATGATTTCCCATCCATTAGGAGCTAATACTTCTTCGCTAAAATAGCGAACCAATTTTTCGTTATCCCAAAAGCCAGCAGAATCAACTATATCATCAGGATTTGCCTCTTCAATTAAACTATCAATAAATTCCTCATCAGATCTTCCAAATTCACTTTCAAGTAGAGGTTTGTTATCGTTTAGCCAGCCATTTAAAACATTCTTAAATTCGCTAGAACCAGCGTAAATTCTTTTTTCGTTATTGCCCTCAGGTAAAATCCAGTGGCTATTTCCGTAATGCTCAACAGAATGCTCATCTTCTGCAAACATTGAATACCCAACTCCATTATCAGGTGAATCAGAATTATTATTTCTTCTATGATAAATACTATACCGAACTCCATTATCTACTGATGAAATCTCTGTATATTTCCCAATCGCTTTCTCCTTAATTCGAGCAATAAGATTCAATACATCTTCATCAGAAAACTGCGCTGCACGTTCTACACCAAAGAATTTTGATAAGAAGTCTTTGATGCGTTGTGCGGTCATAGCTAACCATGATTTAGTTGATTGTCTTTGACCTTTCTTAATCTCTACACCGTAACGGCTTTCAAGCTCATTCCATTTACCTGTTTCGTGTGCGGCCATCATTTCTGCAATAGCCTCTTCAATCGCCACTGCACGATTGGTTGCGGCTAAATCATCAGTGTTTTTGCGTTGAGCTTGAATAGCATCAGCAATCTGGCTAATCGCTTTATTTTTGCCAACTTCTTGCATTAAGCTATCATAAGAGCCTTTATAGCCAACGTTGATTCCACGGTGCGCCATTTCGTGCCATGCAACGAACTGCAAACGTTCTTCTTTGCTCATTGTTTTGGTTGCATTGATACTATCTGCGATCAATGTAACCTTGCCAGTTTTAGGATTAAACCATCCCTCTACATCAGAAGTGATTAAATGTCGCACGTCTTTTGGTGGATTCGCAAAGGTTGTAACTTCAATATGCTCTGCCGCCTTTCCAAAGGTTTGATTTAGGATTTCTTGGGCGCTTTGAACTTCTGGATTAAATTTTGATACCTGGTCATTTTTTGAGGTTTGATATTGACTTAGATCGGCTTCGGTTTTAATATTATCCAAAGATTGGCTCATCATTTTTGAATCGATTTTTGAGGGCAATTGGAGCCCGAAAGATTCAATAAATTGTGAGCCTTTTGTTTTATTCCAATACGCCAAGTCATTATTCAGCATATTCTGCAATCCAGCAAGATTTTTGCCGTAAACACTTGCAATATTGATTACCTCTAACCCGTCTTTTGTATTTTTTAAATGCAATGCGCTAATTATCGGCTCGTCACTACCTGTTGATATATTTCTTTCCAATAACTCAGTTAAAACAACATAACCATCATGAGTTGCTTGAGGAGCAGATTTCATAATGGCGATAGGGTGATTGATTTGCTTAGGTAGCTGTTTTAATGTTTCGGCTGTAACATTATGCTTGTCTAACATCACTTTTCTTAATACATCTCGACCCACTAAAACTTTAGTATCTGGCAATCCAAGCATTTTCAGAGCATCTGGAGTTGTACCCATTGGAATATATTGTCTTGATGGTTTGCCACCTTGAATTGTTGTATCTACCGCTTTCGCAAAATCAGAATCAGCGGATTCATTTAAGCTTAAACGGAAATCTGAATTACTATCCTTTTGAATTTGATTATCGGCATTAATATCTTTTGCAATACTGTTCAAATCGCCAAGCGAGCTATCCGCTGTTAATTGTCGCCCTAATTGACTTTGATTCATGTGCGTGGATAAAAGACCGTTACCAACTGGATTAATGCCATCATACTCGGCAGATTGCTGATTGCTTAATGGTTGATTTAAGTCAAATTCTACAAGATTTGAATTTTGGCGTGCTAATGCGCTGTTATACCCAAGATTAACCTCTGGTTGTATGGATAAATCTTTAGTCGCTGCGCCTAAATTGAAATCAATTGGTTGGTTTGGCTCTTTTAATGATGAGGCTTCTTCTGATGTTTGTTTGCTGATGTTATAAGGCTGCCCGTTTAGATTTTCGCTATCCTGTTGGTTAGATGAAGAATTATATTGTTGATCATCGCTAGTATATTCTTTCGCTTTCTCAGCATAATCTTCTAACCAATGGCGCATAGCTTTGCCATCTTTCGGATCAATGCCGTATGATTGAGCAATGTTGCGCACTTCATCAAACGCACGACCAATTACATAATCTTTTCGAGCTTGTTCATCTGCAAAAATGGTTGGTGTATCAATAAACTCATTCGCACGAGATAAATCATTTTTTCTGAATTGCCCAAGAATTGAATGCAATTCAAGCGCGCGTTCTAAATTCGGATCGACTTTGAAAGTGGAGGTTGTTTCTTGTTGTGATTGTTCTTCACCAAAGAAGTCTGATTCAAATTTTGCTTTTGCTTGTTGTTCTGCAAGTGCCTCTTCTGCTGCTTGTCGTGCTTTAGCGGTTGCAATACCGGCATTATTGAGCGCTTGTACTCGGCTGGATGATACTAAATCGCCTAATTCGGTTGCGCCATGATTGAGCATATCAACATAGTTTCTTAATTGGCTATCAACTGCATCATTGCCGGTATTGATATGATTTAAGATTGTGCGTTTTTGATTATTAAAAGCGATTCTATCAGTGTGCGTATCAAGTCCACCCATAGCCGAACCAAAGACCGCACCAAGCACTGCACCATTGATAGCATTATCAGCCATGCCATCAGTTAAATCTTTATTCGGATTTAAATAGTCCTGATCTGCTTTGTTTAATGCGTATTGCTCGCCAATACCTTGAATAGCCTCAGTACCGCCCTCAACTGCCGCACCTTTTAATAAACCGCCTTTGATTGTTTTAGCCGGCGAACCTAAACCCCAAAATCCACCACCAAGACCACTGACTGCATTTGTCACTAAATCTGTCGCAATAGCTGTTGGATTTAACGCTGCATCACGCCCAACTTTATCAGCAAAGGATTTTTTAGCCATTGTGTAAAGCTCATCAGTGCTTTTACCTTTGCCTTCATCGCTATCCGCAATGGAATAATATTCATCTGAGAATTGTGGGATCTGAGCTAATTGCTCGTTGGTCATGCCCATGACTTCATCACGTTTTTGACCGTAACGGCCACCACCTGACATTGCTGACATTGTCGCTGTAATGCCGACCATGTTCCAGTATTTTTGAGGAATACCACGTTTAGCAGCTTGTTCCACGGCTGTTTTGCCCACTTCTTCAGCAACTTCTTTTTTGAGCAATAATTTACCGGCTTGTTTTGCACCAATAGTTGCAATTTTACCCGCGCCAAGTGTTAAAGCTGTATCAAGATTTTGACCGATTAACGAACCTAAATTACCAGCCCACCAACGCAAATTGCGCACGCCTTGCCCCTCTCCATCAAACGCATTTTGATTTAAAGCGGCTTTCATTTCATCTGACATTGAGGCAACGTTTTCATCTGCACCTTTCGCCGCCCAATCACCAACATCATGCAACCAATCTGCACCAGTTAAAGCGCCAACGCCATGCGCAATATCACTAACGCCTTTCCATGCACCCATTTGCACCGCATCAACGGTATCAGCCACAATGCCTTGCTGTTGTTTTTTAGGCTCTTGCGCTGTTAATTCAGTATCGAGGTAAGTGGTTGATTCGCCATTTCCTTTCTTGCTACCTGTATCGCCACTAATAATGCCGATCATTTCTTTGTAGTCTTTATTGGAAAGGTAGAAACTCATATATATTTGCCCTTAAAATTTAGTGATAAAAAAAGACCGCACTTTTACGTTGCGGCCTGTTATTTGTCTAATCCATAATTACCGGCTGGATTAGTGAGCGGCGTATTCTTCAATGCCACTTCTGTTTTAAATTTCTCTAAATCTATTGCTTGTTTACCTGTTTGAAGTTGTAAATCGGTTGTGAGTTTTGCTGTGCTTAGTTTTTCGTCTAAATCTAGGCGAGCTTGATGCGATTGTTGTGTCATTTGCACCTCGAGCATTTTGATTTCAAGCTCTTTTTCTTTGATTTGAACTTTCATTTGCTCAATCTGAATTTGACTTTGAATCTTCATTTGCTCTAACTGCATTTCGTGCTGTTGTTTTTGTTGTGCAATCTGCATTTGCATTTGTACTTTTAGAATTTCAGGATCTTGCGGTTGTGCCGCTTGAGATTCTTGCATTTCCTGTAATTTTTGTTCGTACTCATCACGAGGGATAAGCATGGTTTGCGTTCCCATGCTCATTGATTGCATTAATGTTTTAGCGCCATCGTACCAGTCAAAGGCATACATTAATTGCGGATGCTGACCGAATTTTTGGAAAATATCGATAATCTGTGCTGTTTGAGTTTCTTTAACCAATAGCGCTGATGTACCACGAGCAACAATCTGCATATCGCCTTTGATATTCGGATCATCGCTCATTGCCATGTTGTATTCATAGAATCGGCGAATTAATGGTTTAGTCACGGCATCATCCCATTCTTTCACCTGTCTGCGGCGTACTGCATTTGCGGCGTTCATTAGCATAGACATACCGCCTAGCGTTGGCGTAACCTGTCCTTGCTCGCCTTGCGCAATCATAGGCAATCCACTTTCTTCATCCATGAATGATTTTGAAAGCTGAATGATATTGGCAAATTCTTGCTGACGACTGCTAATATCAAATACGCCAAAGGCTCTTTGAGCCTCAATAGTTGCATTCATTGTTGCACGGTCATTAGTCTTCCATAATTTATATGGAGCAAGCTCCCAGTTCCCATCAACTGGAGTTAGGACGCTGCTATTCACAACGGCTTGCGGCCCGATACCTAAAACACCGTTATCAATCATGCCTCGCCAAGCAGTATTTAAAATCTCTTGTGCATCACGGCAAAGGTAAGGAATACCAAAGCCAAATACGCAACATACATCAGGCTCGCAAGTGTAAATTGAGTAAGGGTATTCGGCTGAATCTAACGGATTAAGGTTTACGCTTAAAATCTTGCCGTTGCCCGCCATCACGATCACGCCATCAATTTCAAGATTAGCCGCCTTTGATTCCTCATCGCTCGGGATGTTGAGCTTATTGCCATCACCTAATTGAGAATTGGCGCTCTCTAATACGCTCAATGGAATACCACCATGGTAAGTCCATAGCTCATAGCGGTTGTCTTTGCTCTGTGTTTCTAAGCCTGATAACGTTCTCAACGTATCAACATAACCATCCATATCTGAGCTTGCTGTTTTCGTATCTGAGCCGTCTAATTCACAAAGCTCAAGCACGTTATCTTTCAAGTAGTATGGATTTTTAGCTAAAGACTGTAATTGTTTTTTAGTAACATAACTACGTTCAAAGACGAATTGGCAATCTTTGATTGTGGATGCGGTCATATCCGGCACAAAATCCCAAGGCAATACTAAACGAGCGGACGGAATTGTTTTAGTCACAATTTCGCCATTCCATTGCCCCATAGCATCTTCAGACCATACTTTTGATTCCACAACATCAACGATAGGAGCACGCAAAATACCTGTTCCCAAGACACCGGCATAATGTAAACATAAGCGAGCCTCAGCAGCGTAATCGCATTCAAGCAACTGATCGTCAATTAGCTTTTCCATAGCCTCTGCACGCTCTTTTGCTTGTTGCATAATTGCACGAGCGTTATCAATTTGAGCGGCCATTTGCGGGTTGCCGTTATCAATTTTTTTTGCCATGTTGGCAATGCTAGGCATAGGCGTTGGCGAGATACCGTAATTCTTGTCGTCGCTCGGGAATAACATATCTGTCATTTGAGCTGTCCAAGCATCAGTTTTCGCACGAGTATAACCAACAAACACTTTAGATTTACCTGTTGTTGTTGAGGTTGAGTATTGGTTGCGATATTGATACATATCTTTTACCCAACGTTCTACAACTGGTTGGCGTTGTTTAATTTGCTCTAATAATTTTGCTTTTAGCTCTGATCCGAAATTCGTGATCGCCTCTAATAATGCGGATTGTTCTTCTGCCATTGTTTAGTACCCTGTCAATGAACTGATTGCTTGATGTGGTTTAATGTTGATGATCTGTTGTTTAAATAAATCAGGCATAGCGCCTAAACATAAATATTGGTTTGCATCGTGCGGATGCGAATAGCGGTTTTTATCCGGCGTTTCAGTGTATTTATCTTCCCCACTGATATTTAATAGGCGGTATGAATAACCTGTTTCATAACCTTTGATAAGTGTTTTACAGTGTGGACTGATAAGCATCGCCGGCTGTCCTTTGCCAACTAAGCGAGATAACCACCAACGAACTGCCTCAAGGCGAGCTGTTGTATTGTTTGAATCTGCTGGGCGAGCATTAAAGCCGTTTTCCAATAGAATTTGAAAGCACGTTTTCTCGTTAGTTTGCGCACGTTGCACACCAGCCGGGTCGCCTATCACTTCAATTTCACAACCGTTGTATTTTGATTTAAGTAGAATTGAAAGCTGATCACGGATAAATCGTTCAATCCCCATACCAGTTGCAACAACTTCATCAGTGATGCGTAACTGACCGATTGGCGCAACCTGACCGATAATTGCGGCTGGCGTTAGTCCAAAGTCAAGACCAATAAATGTTGGCCATCCTTTAACTGGCAATAATTTATCTTTTGATACGTGCAATTCTTTATTGAAGTGATCCATATAAACTGGTTTACCTGTTTGTACTGTTGCGAACTCATTACAGATGCGAGATTTAATCCAGTTGAGCGTTTGACCTTGCAAGCTATCGAACCAGTACCCATAACCTTTCTTATGGTTTTCAACGTTCTCAGCAAGTGGATTAGCAACGAATTTATGCCCTTTGTATTCAACGTATAAGCCAGCCTCAATATTGGCTTTAACTTCACTGGATAAAGAGCTATACGGAATGCCTGTAATATCAATTAATGCACCAGGCTGAGTGAAGAACTCCCATCCTTTAGGCGTTAAACTTTCGCCAGTTTCTTCATCAACGGCTGTTTCAAATTCATGCCACCAGTGATCGTCATCAGGCGAGTTTGTGTCCATAATCATGCCGTTCCAGGTTGCGCCATCAAATCCCTCTAATACGCTCTTCTTAGGATAACGACCTGTACGAGTAACCGCCTCAGTAACAAGCAACACTGGCAAGAATTGAGCCTCATTTATCCAAATCCCTGTAAGCTCAAGTGACATTAATTTCTTAACATCTTTTGGCTTATCCATGGAAAGGAACATAAATTCAGCCTCAACCGTCGTTTCACCATCAGGATGATTGATTTTCATCAATCCTGAGATTGGACTGTCATATTTAATCGGGCAAATACTGTCGGGAATCCAGTCTTGGAATGTTTTGATCACTGTACCCTTTAACTCAGGGTAAGTATTACGCACGCAAGCCCAACGAGTGCGGCGAACACCATCAGAATTAGGCTCTTGGTTTAAGCAAATGCGGAACATTTCCATCACGCACCCAACTGATTTACCACTACCAATCGGGCCACGTATTGCCTTTACTAATGCGTTTGATTTATGTACTCGGCGAAAGGTTGGCGATGCAATGTAATTAATCTTCATTATCGCCGCCTGTAAAATCCATTGTGTATTCCACTTTGTGTTTGCTTGCTGCTCTTGCGCCTAACTCTTGTGCGAGCTTATCTGCTTTAAGCAAGGTTTCTTTCGTCTGAGCCTTTCTTAATTCGATTGTTTCAAGCACTAAACCAATATCGTTATTTGTGCGGCTTAAACTCTCAATTCGTGCAACCGCTCTATCTAATGCGTTCTGAGCGGCGTTAATTAGCTTATAACTAAGCTCTTTATCTTCAGCCGTTTTACAGTGGCTTAAATCAGCAGTGAACTTTTCAAGATTCTCGATTGATGCAATGGCGCGTTGTCGCATTAAATCAATCTCGTCTTTAAGGCTAAAATCAACTACAACATCAAAGGCTGATTTATCTTTGAAGTAACGAGCGTAACCGCCATGCTTTATCATTTTTGCTGACTGTTTCGCTCTTGTTGCCATTCTTTTCGCAGTTTCGCAGTTTTCTTGAGCAACTTTCGCAGTTTCATTCGCAATTTCGCAATCAACTTCGCAGTTTTCCTCTAAATCTTCTTTAGATTCAATAACTTCTGATTCTAAAGTTTTATTCGCATTGTTTTTAACGGCTTTCTTAATTGCTTTTACTTCTCGATTGTCACCCTTTTGGATTTCATCTAACTGTGCGAATGCTGTTTCAGGCTTTTTGATATAACGTTTAGCACTGGCAAAATTTAACCCTTTCTTTCTGCACCATTCTGATACTGATACACCAGTCTTTGCGTAAGACTTGATATATTCTATTTGAAGTGCGTTCCAGTTATTTCTTGCCATAAACGATATATAAAAAAGCCCGCAATTAAGCGGGCATAGTATTGATTTAAAATTTAACAATTAGAGGGATTACTGTTAGATTTCCCAACCCTCATTATGGATGGCAATAAAACCATCCCAGCCCTCACCACAATCGTTCTTATTCATATTTACTCCTTATTTACTTAATTTCTCAGTTTGCCATTCACGAATCTTGTCGATGCGGTTTAAGCACATATCACGCTCTCGTTTTAAAATCACTGAGTATTGCGCAATGTCACCGTATGTTTCACCGGCAAACTGTGTTTTATCTAAATGAGATAAATAAGCAACTGGTAATCGAGGGCAAGTGACCACCTGAGGTTTACTTGCGCAAGAAGTCAATAATGCCAACAGGAGCGTTGGCGTTAAACGCACTACTTTGCTTATCAGATTTCGGAATTGATTTAATAATCTCATTGGTTTCCTCTCTTGTTTTGCTATCTGCATTTGATAATTCAAACGTTAAGCGTTCGTTTTCCTCAATGTCTGCTTTTAGCTGCTTAATTGAGTTGGATTGAGTTTCGATTGTTTTAGCTTGTTCTGCGTTAGTTAATTCAAGACTTTTAATGGTATTTGCTTGATGTCCTAACACAGTGCATAGTGCAATAACTAAAACACCTAATCCGCAGTAAATATATTTTTGCATGATTTAATCCGCCATTAGCGCACGAAATAATCGAAATCTGTCATCTAAACCATTGGTGCCACCATTGATCCTAATCGTTACCTTTTGGACCGAATCAATAGATGCCAAGTCGTTAAATATCCAGTACCAGACTGCTGCTTTTACCGCTAAGTCTAAATTACTTGATACTTCTTTAGGGTTGATCGTATCGCCTAACCAACGGGCAAATCGGATATAGTTATCTTTACCAGTAATTTGAATTAATCCACGACCACGATAATTCCAGCCGTCCATTGTTTCTTCTGGGCCATTACCCATTCGGCCTGCGTAAACTCGGCTTGCAATCTTTTCTGGCTTGCGCTCGTATTGGCGAGCAATATTAAGATTTGGGAAATATTTGCGGAAAACTCTCATCAATCCATCTGCTGAGTAATTTAAGTTTTCGCTCAAAGTGGTAAATCCTGCCGTCTCATGCCCGCATTGAGCAAGAAACATTGCTTGTTGTTGTTTATTATAACAGCCAGCTAAATCAATATATTTTGATATCGCCTGATAAACTCCCTTGATTGCTTTTGGGAAAACTTTATTGAATGTCGTTTCTGGAATAATCATTGTCATCTTTGTCAATCCTACGATTAATAAACTTAAACAAGAATTCGCGTATTTTTTCGGTCCCGATAAATCCAATCATCGTTCCGAAAAACGCTGAAAAATCGGCGTGGCCAAATACATGGGTACAAACTGGAACAGCTACACCAGCAATAGATGCGCAAATAGCTGCATCAATCAACATATAGCGGAAGGATGGTTTTTTTCGCATAAAGCCAATTCTTAAAAGCGACATTGCAATAGCGGCGCCGGCGCTTTGAATTGATCCATTTCCAATGTTGACCTGTAACCACGCCCAAATTAAAGCCCATACATCTGGATCTTTCATAGGCATTTGATTTCCCTCATCGTTTGATAGGTAATAAAAAAGCCCGCATAGATATGCGAGCTTATTTTGATAAGGAGATAGCTTTTGCAATTAACATTTCGGATTAAAGCCAGTTTTATCTTTTAGGCTATCCCACGATTGATAATAAAAAACCGAGATGTATAAAATACACCTCGGTCATTTTTGTGAATTTTACTGCAAAGCTTATTAAAAGTCAATGAATCTTATATATTACAACCGCTTAACCATCAGTATTTATTATCCAAGTCGTCATAGATATTCCATGTATTACCTCTATTATCCCTACCTCGATATATATCATCGCCTATGCGGTGAGTTGTTGCTCTATAACCACCTGAGCCGTTTGTGATATAGGTGTCTCCAATTCTATGTGTAGTGCTTGAAAATCCACTTGAATCACGGCAAATTCTAGTATCTCCAAAGTTATTGCAAGTGGTATAATGCGCCATCGCAACGGATGATGTTAATGTTAAAGCAATTAATAGTAATTTTTTCATAGTGTTTCCTTAGATAATAATTAGTCAGCCATATAAACCAACTCTTTGCATTCAGCGTAACTTTTATGCAAATTAACCATGCAAGATTCAATCTCTCGCATGGCCTTTGTTTTATTTTCTGATTCTTCTTTCTTATTCATCCCGTAGGCAAAAGTAAAAATAAAAACAATAAACCCAGCCCAAAGTAACGCCTCTCTTAAATCCTTACTCATACCCCTCCAGTATTACCAATTTAGTTAATTATAGAGGGGTATTTTAAGGATAACTGTGAACTACTTCACATTTTTGATAAGTTGCCCTTTTATTTTATTGTTGTAATTCCTTTTTTAAGTATTGTTTTATCACACTCTCGGCGCAACTCATCTCCTCGTAACAATGTTGCTCAAATTTAACAACAAGTGCATTTAGATAACGTTTAAAATAAGCCTCTGTGCAATCAATAGATTTCATTAAATGATAGATATTGGCTTTTAATTGTCCTTTTCCTTGACATTCAGGGCATTTATGTTTTTGCACTCTACCTACTTCACCTGTGCCACGGCAGCGAGGGCAAGTATTGGATTTACGCAAATCGTTTAATTCTCTAATTCTTAACTGGCGAGCCTCAACGCTATTAACAGGCAATCCATTTTCTTCAACCATTTTATTTGCTCTGTCTAAGGCTGATAAGTGAGAATACTGTGAGCGTAAATAGCGTTTTCTTAACGCTTTAATATGTCTTAACTGACTAGGCAACGGCAAATCACATACCATATCAACAACATATTTTAAGGTCTCTGAGGCGTGTTCAGAATGGCCAAATTCTTCACACCACGCATCAACATAACTATCAACAAATTCTCTTGAGGATTTTTCTTGGCGGTATTTGCTCATCAACAAATGATAGCCAAGCATATATTTATTTTCAGCTTGAGCAAAAGCACAAATAATTTGCTCTTTATAAAGCAATGCAACACCACCTCTTCTGGCTGTTTCAATACTAACGCATTTTGGATTATGTAATTTAACTAACAATTCGATTGATTTACTCATTTTCAAGCCCTTTAATTTTTACTACAACCATTCCACCTTTTTTGATTCCGCAATTTTTGCTGCGAAAGTCTTTTATCACTTTGTTATTGTCGTCTTGTATTAATCCTGAGGCGACTAAACTATCGAAAAGCCCTTTGTTTATGTTATCTGGATCACGGTTGCGGTTATCGGGATAGTACACATCAAGGCAAATCGCCACTGAACCTGTAAATGGTTCAAATTGTTTTAAAATTCTCAAAGCCTCCGTTTTAAATTTTCTGCCGGCCTCGCTGATATAATGCCGTCCGTTTCGTGTATGCCGCCAATAATGATTCACTGACGGCGGATAAGGTAATGCAACTTCTAACCAATCAGACATATTTTCCCCTCCTTGAGTAAAATGTTGATTGTTCTTAATACTCCCTCTGCGTGCATAAGTCTTAATTACTCTCTGGAATAACTTGTTCTTACTCTCCCATCGATTGCGTTATGGCAAGCTGCACAACAATAAGCTCCAAAAATATCATGCGGCTTACTTCCCATGCCTCTAAGCCAAGAGCTTGTATAGTGCGCCAATACCACTGTTTCGTTTTCACCTGTGCAAATGCCAGGGATTCTTACCTGGCATTCACGCCCTTTCGCCTCCTTGCGTAAATTAGCCATATCACCACCATTTACCGATTAGAAAAATCACAATCGCACAAACGCAAGCGTATCCAATAATCAAAATCTTTAACTCTTTATCACTCATCATCAGCTCCACAGATGAAACAAATAATTACGGCGGTTACTGCAAATAAAACAATCGCTAAGGCCAATTCTTCTCTCATACAGATCACCAAAAAAACGCATATAATTGATTTAAAATGTTTTCATCTTTTGTATCGTTAAAAACGTACTTTATGGCGGCGTTAATTACAGCACTCAAACATTCGCCACGCTCAATATCATCCATTTCATCCCATTTAAGGCTTTGCGCCTCTTTGTGTATTTCTCCTGTATCAAAGTTGATAAACTCATCAAAAAAACCGGCTAATATAGTTAAACGCTTTCTAAAATGATTGAATTGTTTAGCCTCGTCCGCACACTCTACTTCTGAATTCTCTGAGGAATAATGCTCAAAGCAAAATTTAAAGAAAGCAAACAATTTCCGATGCAACTTTGGATTGTTTGTCTTTTTAAATTCCATCTCATAAAGCCCACCATTCTCGAATCGTTTTAACTTATCTAAGTACATTTCATCGGCGGGGCAAAATACCCCACCAGCGTTTTTAATCATTGGAATTTTCATCATATCCACCGACTTTTTTAATAAAATCAAGGCTAACTGACCGCATTACAAAATCTTCCATTGCTGGGTCAAACACTACAACCATTTGCCCTTTTGAGTTTCCCTTGATTTCTTTTCCTGTTATCGGGTGAATAAATGCAATTCGACCACCTGTAATATCAATTACCTCATTCGCAACGTTATGAATATGTTTTTGATACCACTGTGTTGATTTATCGTTATTGAGCAACATAACCACAAGACAGCCAGCATCTCTTAACTCTTTTGCTTTAATAATAAATGGAGTCACATCCGAATAAGGTGGATTTACATAAACCGATGCATTAAAAATACTATCCATAAGAATGTCGGCTCTAACACTTAAAAAGTCATTAAATAAACCTTTTTCACCAATATACTCTTGCGCCAAAGCGTTGTTTTCTGTTGCGCATCCATCTATCCCAAACCCAAAACGCATATTTAACCAATTAAATACGTATTTAGGTGTTTGCCATGTGTCTTTATCAAATTTTTGTTCTGTCATTTAAACTTCTCCTTTCATAATTTTTTTAATTTTTTCAATACCATTTTTTGCAACATCAGGGCTGATCACTTTTGGCTTTTGCTCTAGCAGCTCTGGAATTTGTGGAAATTCAAAGCCAGTGCGAGCTTTTTCAACGACTTCGGCAAGGATTTTCGGCATAGCTTTTTGGCAATCTTCCCATTTCTTTTTGCCGTAACCGTCATAGATTGTTTTTAACAAGTAATACTCTGCTCTTGAGCGAAATTTGAAATTGTGAGGCTCTTTTGCGTAACCGAAGTATTTTTGAAGTCTAGCCTCTAACTCGTCTTGTGTTGGCAATCCTAATTCGTGGTTGTTGTAACTGTTACACCAAGAAATAAACTCGCCTACACTTGGCAAATATCCATTTGTTTTCGCTCTAGCTGCTGCCATTCCACGCTTAACTTGCTCAAACGTTTTGATGCCGTTTTCGGCAAAGCCTAAAATCCATTGTTGCTTAAGGATTTCTAACTGCTCTCCGCTAACGTTTAACAAAATCGGACAGCTTGCAGTCAAGTTTGCGAAAATGCGATCTATCATCTGACGTGCTTGGCCTGGAACTTCTTTAAAATTCGCTTGTTGTGTTGTTAATTGGTTCATCAGAACACCTCCGCCATTTTTTCAGCAGTACCCCAATTAGTGCTGTTTCTTTCTTGGAATGTTTCTTTGCGTGTTGGCATTGTTGTCGCCGCATTGCGTTTCATCGAAAGCTGATCCCATTTAGCACGAAGAGTTGCTGGACTTAGAATATTTACTGACCAAAATCTATCTTGGTTAGCCCACTTGAATAACTCGCAAATATCTTTGTGTGTCCGATTATCTCTTTCACGCATAAGTCTTATATCGTTTGCCCAAGACTCAATTTTTGGCTCTTTAAAACTTGGATTAAGTTTTTTGATTAAACCAAGTATCCATTCAGCAGCCATCAAATCATCATCAGAAAAAACGTTCTTTTTGGCTTTTGCTCTCGGCTGGGAAATTTTCCCAGACGAAGAAGTATTATTATTTTGTATAGTGTTTTTATTGTTATTTTGTGTGTGAACTTTTTCCACCAGATCTGATGAACTTTTTTCACCAGTTTGTGAAAAATTTTCACCAGTTTCATCTGATGAACTTTTTTCACCAGTTTGTGAAATATCAAATGCTTTCACTGAATAAGTATTTAATTTGCGCTCACCACCTGAACGCTCAAGTAATCCCATTTCAACAAGTGATTCGCAAGCAGTTATAACCGAACGATTACTAAGCCCTGTCACATCCATAAATTGACTAACAGAAATGCTGTCTGATTCTTTATTCCAGCCTTTTGTTTTGCGAACTACAAACAAGTAACATTTAAGTTCTGCGCAAGTGAGTTTTGCTAGTAACTCATCAATGACAGAATTAGGAATTTGAAACGCATTAGGAATAAATTTACTCATTACGCAGCCGCCTTATTTAACATTGTGGATAGTTTTGCTAGCCCTTTGGCTGTAACTAAAACTTGAGGATATATTTTTTCAGTTCCGTCAGGTTGTGTGACAGGATGCGCTTTATGCTCTAAATAACCGCGTTGCAATTTGTCTTGATAGGCAATCCAAGCAGATCCGACAGTGCGCTTATAAATCCACCCATTAGCAAATAAAAACTGGTTAAATGCTCTAGGTTGCATTTGGAGGTGTTTAGCTGCATTGGTAAGATTCATTGCGCCTTCAGTTGCAGTGGCCAAGCGGTCAAAAGCTTCTACTTTCGGCGCGTTCTGCTCTTTTTCCGCTTGTAATTGAGCAGCAAGCATTAATGCTTCGGAAAATGATTGCGGGATAAGTGCGGTTTGATTTGGTTGTAATTTGCCTTTCACTACTTTGTCAAAAGTGTCATAGACTTTTACTTCAAATTCCGGATTAATCCACGCGGCATATTTGTAAACTAGCTTTTCTGCAGCGTAGCAACCTTGGTTTGTTCCACCGTTGATGATTTCTAAGGCAGAATGCATATTTGCATTGTGGCTATCTAACACCGATACAAAGTCTTTTGTGCCTTTAAGGCGCAAGAATTGGCTTGGTGCGTGAATAGGGTTTCCTCCGCTTGCTCGGTGTAAATCATTTAAACAGTAGCGCCCTTGACTATCTTGTTTTATTTTTGTATTATCAATAACGATTAATTGATTCATTAATTACTCCTTGTGAGTGTAAATACCACGGTTGCCGCCGTGGTTTTTTATTTGCCTTTCGTGCTTGACGTTTTTACAAAACGTTTTACCTTATCTAATAAATACGTCATCACGTCTGGTTTAAATGAACTGCGTTGACGATATTCTTTTAAGCACATCTTCACTGCGCCATTAATTAACGCAAGATCTGCCCCCCCTGATGAATCAGGGTTTGGCGGAGTTGTTTTTCAATAAATTCTTCTGCGTGCATTTTTTATTTCCGTTTATTTAAAGCAATCACGCACTCGATTGAGTATTGTGTCGCAGCTAAGTGTTTGTTTAATAATTTTCGAATGACCACCTCTTCTTCTGGAGTAATTTCGCCATCTTCTAAAGTTTCTTCCAATACACCGAAAAGCATGCCTCTAGCTGATAATTCGTGCAGTTGGATATTTGCCATTTCCACGGCATCTAGATTGTCTGCATCGGTATCTTTTACAAAACGTCCACCGGCATTGCGACAAAGTTCCTCGATAAAATCAGTGCAGCCATACTCGAGCTGGACGGCAATCAATTCTTCGTCTTTAAAGCGTTGCCCTTTTGTTTGGTATAGGCGATTATTTAACTCGCTTTCTGTAAATCCGAGAAAGCCAGCTACCGCACTTTTGCCGCCTGGTACTTTCTCGATCATCTCTATAATTGTTTGTTTCATTGCCATAATTTCTTTCCGTTTTTTATGGTTTTCTTTTATTGGTAGTTTGTTAAATTAGCTTTGCGAATTGAGGGAAAAGCTCTTTAACAGATAAACCTGTTACTTTTACCCACTTTTCGGGTGTTACCTTGTCCGTTGTTAATTCTCCACCTCGTCTTTTAATTTGGTTGATAAACTGAGGACTTACACCCAATGCATCTGCTAATTTTTTCTGAGATCCAATGGCTTTGATTGCCTTATCAATAGGTGTCATTAACATTCTCCATTAAAAATTAGTCATCCTGATTAAATCAACTTTATGTTAACTCAAAAATCAACATTAATCAACATAAAGATGATTTGATTTAATAAACAATTTGTTTATATTGGTAACAAAAGGAGGGTTTATGAAAAACGAATTTGATTCCCCTGTGAAACGAGCTGTTTCTAAAAGAATTCAGGAAGTGGTTAACGATAATAGAGTTGGATCTAATAAGGCTCTTGCGGATTTGATAGGTGTTAAGCCGCAATCTGTTACAAATTGGATTCAGCGCGGGCAAATTAAAAGTGAAAACGCAAGAAAGATCCAAGAAGTGCTCGGGTATGACATGGGCTGGGTTTTGGCTAATGATGTCGCAACAACTGACATTGGAGCAAATCAAACAATTAATAGCTCAACAGTAAATATCACTACTGCAAATAACATTTATAACAATAATCAAGCAGATCTATTGAGTAATGAGCAAGGTTTAACTCATAGACATAAGATTGATTATTATGATGTACGGTTGGCCGCTGGATTGACAGGCTTTGAAAACTCTGATTACCCAGAAATAATCTCAAGTTTGTATTTGACCGACGAAGGAATGGCTCAATTGGTCGGCAAAAAATCATCAGATGGTATTTGTCTTGTAAATGTGCCTACAGACAGCATGGAGCCGACAATAAGAAAAGGAGATATTGTCTTTTTAGACACTAAAGTTAATGCTTATAGTGGCGATGGTATATATGCCTTTTCGATTGATGGCGCTTTGTTTATCAAACGCATACAAAAGCTAGTTGGTGGTGGATATAGATTACACTCTGACAATAAAGACAATTACGATCCACAAGATATATCTGAGGATATTTGTCAAAACGCTAAATTTATCGGTCGCTTTATCCGCACAATACACATAGAGACAATTAATTTATAAGGACACCATGAAAGCCGTAGCTAAAAGAATTAAAGCCGAAAGGGAAAGACAGGGATTGTCTATCGCCGATTTAGCTAAGATCCTAAGTGTGAGCGAAAAAGATGTATTAGACCTCGAAAATGGCGAGATGCAACTAACAATGCGTGACATAGATCTGTTTGCTATTGCCCTTGAGGTTAGCGCTGATAGATTAAAATTCGGTGATGATTGGCAGCCTAATCTGGGTGGACAGTCAAAATTTGAAAACCCTAGATATAATCACTCAAACGTAGCGACAAATACCGCAGCCACGATGACAACAAATAATTATTATCAAGGTCACGGAAATTCAGACCTACAGGTGCAAATGGATCGAATGGAACAGGCGGCACATACTGGTAGGCTTGGTGCGTTTACGCAGCTAGACAGGATCGAAGAACAGAATAAACTACTCCTGGAAAGGCTCGAGCATATTAACGAAAAAATTGATTTCTTGATGACAGTTGGCGAAGTTACGCCTAAGGAAATTAAATGAGCGAAAGGGATTGGCACCAAATATCATGATTTTTTAATAACAACCAACCTAAGGAAAAAAATATGAATGAAACACCATATTATTTTAAATCAACGCCAGTAAATATTGTTGGTAATAATAAACTAAGAACGCCACAAATTGAGGCTTATATTAATATAAAAGAATATTTCCAACAAAATCCTACTGGCGAGGCTCTAGTTGTTTTACCAACGGGAACAGGAAAGTCTGGTTTAATATCTATAGCTCCTTTCGATGTAAGTGATGGTCGTGTATTAATTATTACTCCAGGACTGATAACCAAAGATAGTATTAAAAAGACTCAAGACGCACTCCAAGATAACTTTTGGGTAAATTATGACATTATATTTAGTATTGATAACTTGCCCGTTCTAGTAGAATATGAATCCGATGTTTCGGATGCTCACTTAAAACAAAGTCATATTATCTTTTCAAATATACATAAATTAGTTTCCTCGAGAGCAACAAGCTTAATCAGCCGTGTTCCGTCTGATTTTTTCGACATGATTATTATTGATGAATCTCATCATGCACCGGCTGAAAGTTGGAAAAAGGTCTTAGAATATTTTCCAAATGCTAAAAAGCTTCATGTTACAGGGACTCCATACCGAGGAGACAATCAAGAGCTACCGGGTCAAAAAATACATGAAACCTCCCTTTCAGAAGTAATGCGTGCAAAATATGTAAAACTGTTAAGAAAAGAGACGGTTAACGCTCATGAATTATATTTCACATTGCCTGAAAGCCCGAATAAGCAATTAACTTTAGAAGAAGTTCTTGAATTCAAAGAACAAGAATGGATAGAAAAATGCGTTTCTCTATCAAAAGATTGCTCTTTAGATGTTATAGATAGGAGTATTGAACAGTTTAATTCTTTAAAAGAATTATCACCGACAGTCCCCCATAAAATTCTTGCTGTTGGATGTAGTATAAAACACGCTGAAGATATTGCTGCATGGTATAAAGATAAGGGCATGAGTGTAGTTATCATCCATAGTAATATGTCACACGAAGAACAACAAGAAACATTAATGAAAATTGAAAATCATCAATGCAATGTTGTGGTTTCCGTAAATATGCTAATGGAAGGTTACGATCATCGCTATTTAACCATTCTTGCCTTATTTAGGCCTTATCGTAGTATAAATGCTTTCGCTCAGATTATCGGACGTGTTCTTAGAGTTATACCTGATAATGAAATTAAAGCCTTTGAGATTGACAATAACGCCGTTGTTATATTCCATGAGCAAGCCGGACTAAATAAAATGTGGAATATTTTCCAAAAAGAAGTTGACCGTGCCAAGCTCCAAGTGTCCAGAGATTATGATGTTCATATTAGCGATGAAGCCTATGAAAAACGCAAAGTTGAGCTTGCAGAAATATCTTCCGATGGTAGCTATTTAAGTACTCAAGATTCATATCTGGATGATATTGATTTTAACAAGCTCTTTGAGCAAAAACGCAAAGAAATTCAAGAAGAAATAAGCCAAGTAACAGCAAGACTTCCTAAAGACCTAGATCCGATATATTTAAAAGCAATTGAACAAGCTGCTGAACAAAAAGCAAATAAAGAAATTGATGAAGTATTAGTCAGTAAAAGACCCGCTAAAGCAAGAAAAGAATTGCGTAAAATCTTAACAAGCAAAGCTCAAAATTTAGCTGCAGATCTACTCAGCGATCTAGGAATTGACGCTAAAAGTAACAATTTATACAATAAATTCAATAGACTCCTGAGAATAACGAGAGAAACACCTAATGACGGGATTATTGTTATATACATAAATAGCAAGCTTTACAATAAATTTGGTAGCGTTGACAGCAGGGATAATGCTACACTACAGAGATCAATCGGAGAAATTGATTCAATTATAGTTGAACTAAGGGGGATGTTGAAAAATGCGCATCACTAATGAAATAAAATCACTAATAGATAAAATTATCAACCTAAATATAGCAAAAGGAATTCAGCCGGCAGAGCTGTCCGAAGCTATATTTGATAACGAGTATTCTTCTATAGATATAAAAAAACAGCATGGGCACATACTTGTAATCGTATCATTTATAGATTCATCAGACGAAAACGCTATAAGCCGCCACTCAATGAAATATACATATAATGAGGAAAAATATCTTCTCCAAATTGAAGAAAAAATAAATAACAAAAACTATAAAGTAGTATGGAATCGAAACCATGTACTAGAGAGTCTTTATGCTGATTTGTCTAGAAAGTTACTTGCGCTTAATCCGGCTCAAAAAGTTCACCATCTATTAAAACAACTTCCAGAGCCAGAGATTTACCAAATTTTTCAAAATCTGAAACTTGTGGCTTAGAAAAAAATACAAACCGCTCAAATAGAGCGGTTTTCTTTTGCCCAAAATTCACCATTCCTACATCTCTCCCGTTCCATTTCCGTGATCAGCATCTTCAATATCAATCCATAAGCAACAAAAGAATTAGAGTTAATTCTTACCATTAGATTCAAAACAAAACCGCCTGTGTGGCGGTTTTTTATTAACATTTAAACTCCGCAATCAACTCCTCTAGCACAATCCTCTCCAGCTCATTAGCTCGCACAATCCTCAACTCTTCATCTACGCGCGACACTATCTCATCAATGCCTAAATCATTAATCAAGTCACAATTTAGCGAGATTAGCCACAACTTAAACTTTTCTTTCATAACCCCTCCTTTTTTTTGTTTTCTTGGCAATCATACCTTAACCAAAAGTGCAGTCTATTTTTACCCTTAAATTTTGCGATACAGATCGCAAAAACGATAAAAAACCGAGGAAAAATCGCATTATTAGCCAATATCTAATTACAAGCTGTTCAAAAAACAAGCAATCAAATTTATTTTTGCTAAGAAAATACACATAAAAATCAACAATATGAGTTTTCAAATCAACTTTTTTAATAAAATTAATCAACTTTATGTTGACACAGATATAAACATAATGTTTAATATACTCATCAAAACGAGATACACATAAACATCTCGATGCTCTTTAAAAATTTGTGATGAAAAAAGCCCCTTTCGGAGCTTTACTAATTAGGCTTCATAGAATGGTGTTTTGCGAGTAGTATCCATTACTAGATTAACTGCATGCACGCAATCATCTCTATTACGATACCCTTCACCATGAGCTACGATTTCATGATTGGCTGCTTTTAAATGCCAATACCATTGGTTGTCAGTTTTACTTTTAAAAATTTCAAAATACATAGAGGTAGTTCCTTATGCAAGAAGAAATGAAACGCTATGCAATTTCTTATTACTTCGACGGCAAAAGGTGGGCGACAGATGTTTACGCCCATTCATTCGAAGAAGCGGAAGAAAAGCTAAAAGCAATGTCCCAAGGTACTGTTGACGGCGAGATTCACCTTTCAGTTTACATTCCTGGAAATCCGCTATCGAAAGTATCAAGGTTGATTACAAGAATAGCTAAAAAGTTTATGTAAGTCAGTGACTTTCATCACAAATTTTAAACAATTTGGTTAAAGAAACTCACTCGGCGGAAGCGCAGACGGAAGCCCAACGGTGCTAAGCGGTCGTTAGATTGAAAGCCCTAACCTACTTAGTTAAGAGTGAGTTTTAAAGTCTGCCCATGCAAAGCCAGTGAAAAACGGTGCAGTTGCCGAAAGTGGAGCTCAAGCAGGCGAATATCCCAATGTGGATATTTCAAAGCACATTTGAAGTACAGAGACACAATGGCAAGTGAAACCGTTGCGAATGATAGATAGAAGTGTGTTTTGAAATGGCAAACATAAAACAAATGAGGTTAAAAATGGAAGAGAAACGCTATTCCGAGGCTGGCAGTGTTGCCAGTAACACTATAACAGAAATTCAAAAAGAACATATTCGCGCGTCTATTTTGAAAGCGATTGAAAACGGCGCTTATCATCCAGGTTTAGAGGAGCGAGCATGCCAAGCAATTTCTTATATCAATCGATTTAGTGATGCTCAAATCAAAGAAAAGCTAATTGATAATAAAACAGGTGAAGTTTACATGTTAGTTAGACCATAGGTCACTAATTTTATTTAACGCTCTCATAGTTGCAAAGTCATTATTTGAGCAATCAAACACGCCAAGACGATCATCATTATCTATAAATTGAAGCAAATAATCCCGACATTGCTCGGCTGTATGTGTTATTGAACGAATATACCAAACCGATTCAAATAGCTTCGCATAAGTTCCGTAGGATTTAATTGCATCAATTAATGTTTTGTAGTCGCGTTGATTTCTTAAATCATAAGTAATAATGAGGTTTGCCATAACTTAATCCTTATTGTGTTGTGGTTAGCGAAATTATATTCCTTATGTGTTGTGGTGACAATAAGGGACTTGAGCCTTGCAAGTATAAAGAAAGGTATTTAATGGCTCTTTGTTGAGTTGGTTGTGGAAACCGACACTTTTAACACTAAGATAAAAATTAGTTTAATGCTAACTTTAAGAAAAACGCAATGGGTTCAAATCCCGAAAGAGCCGCCAGCTAAAGCCGCTCTCACAATGCGAATGGAATCGCCCAATCTTCTTGAAAATTGAATGGAATCGAGAGCGGCTCTAGCTGGAAACAGCGTTTTTTATAATAAAAAAATCTCCTTTTGATTGGTTATACCCTCCACTCGCTTTCACACTTTGGCGTTGGAGGGATTTTTTTAACCAATATCTTATTAACCAACGAGGTAAACACTATGAACAAATTAATCAATTTTATTAAAACAACCGCTTACACAGTTGCAATCATCCTTTCAATCTGCCTAGTTGCTATGACAATGCTTACCGCACTCGCAGCAGAGGCAACAGAGCCAACAGTATTAGAGCGTGAACAGGCTCGCATACAGTGGATTGCTGAACACGGGCAATATCAGCCCAACCTTACAGAGCCAGCCAAACAAGAGGCTCTAGTCTTTACCGCAACAAAACAAAAGGAATTGGATAATGAAAAAGGCAAAAGTAAAAATTGAGGTCGAGCCTTATCCGAAAGGTGGCTGGTATGTTGTTGAAAGAGTTGGTGGCAAGGTGTGGTGGCACTCTTCTAATTATCAATCAGTGGAACTGGCTGAAACGAGAAAGAAAGAGCGTGAAGAGTTAAAAGCAAATACGGCTGAATGGCTCAATAACAAGCTCTCTCGCCGCTAAAAACCGAAAACTGGACTAGCAACTAAGCCAACATTAGTTAAGCGCATTTCAAAGGCTAAGATGCGTTATTTAAAACGTTTTGATGAGTACAACGAAATGCGCAATCAACAGCCTGAATCTGAGCGCCAAGCTGAATTCCAACTTACAGAGATTCATCGCCTTTTTGGCGTACACGCAACCACAATCGAGCGAGCGATTTATTATCGCCAAATCAAGCCTCGAGGCAAAAAATTAATCAGAGGTCATTGGGTGAGAACATTTAAATACGAGGATTTATGCTCTTACTTTGACATATTGAGGGGTATTCCAAATGGAAACGATGCAACGACAATTTGAAATGGCTAGTTTTACTGCTTATGACAAAGCGCAAGAACAATATGATGCTTATGAGCGTGCAGTAGAAAATGAAATTAGCGATATAGAAAGAGAAATAAAAAGTGGAGATAGCCAAACCTTATGCGAGTTTTCTGAGCTTATGGAGGAAAACGAAAATACTTGGCTAGATATTTTCTTATGTGATCAAGCATCGCTCAAAAACTTGAGAGATAAGGCAGTAAAAAAACTTGCTGAAAATCGCATAGCGCAAAACGAAGAAGATTATAAACGTGGTTATATTTAAATTTAAGGTAAATAAAAATGACAGAAAAATTTGAGTTGATCCTATCAACAGAAAGCAAAGTTTTAACAACCAATATTGCTGACTTTGAGAAACAAGCGAATGAGTTTATCTCTACCCTAACAAGCAATTTTGAAACCGATGATGACTTCTTGGCAGCTAAAGAAGAAGTAAAAATCCTTAAAGAATTAGAGGATAAAACAAGATTGGCTATCAAAAATGCCGTTGGCGGTGATATTAAAAAACTCATTGAAACAGCCGAAAGCATTGCTGAGCGTTTTAGACGAGAGAGATTGGCTCGAGATAAATTAGTCAAAATTAAAGAATCTGAAATTAAAGCTAAGATCGTAGATGATGCGGTTGCCGAAATCTCAAATATTCGCCACAAAATAGCAAAAACAAGCGATATATCACTTGCGCTAGAAGAGAACATTCCAAAGCATAAGATCGCAAGCCGGATTGAAGAAAGCACAAAACACAAAAGCTCAATCTCAGGCTTAACGAAAGCCGTAAATGCTGAGAAAACCCTAATCATTAGCGAGATCACTATTGAAGTCGCTCGCTTAACTGAACGCCTTGAGCAGCTAACTGCTAAATCAAGCTATCTATTCCCTGATGCAATCAAATTAATTGCAAGTGAAGAAGATTTAGCACCAATCATTAAACAACGAATTGATGATGAGCAAAAGCGTGAATTAGAAATCAAGGCTAAGGCGCAAGAAGAGGCAAAAGTAAAAGCTGAAACGCAAGCCGTCCAATCTTCTTGTAAAGAAAAAGACATGGGAAGTGAAACGTTAAAAGCACAAGAATTGTCGCCTGGTGATGCTATTGAGCATTTTGAAGTCAGAATCGAATTCTCAGGAACGTTGAACGATGCCGTATCATTCGCTCGCAAAATCAAAGAGCAATACGGTGACAATGTAACACTCAAGAAAGTTAATTAAAGGAACAACAAAATGAATACATTACCGGCGAACATTCAAACAGCCCTAACCGAACGCAATATTGATACCGCAGTTTGGACAACTTTGCAAAATAGCGTTTTTCCTGGCGCAAAGGATGAAAGTATTTTGCTTGCCGTAGATTATTGCAAAGCTCGTAAGTTAGATATTCTTAAAAAGCCTTGTCATATCGTGCCAATGTCAGTGACAGATGCAAAAACAGGCAATAAAAACTGGCGTGATGTCATTATGCCAGGTATTTACGAGCAACGCATTACAGCATTTCGCACTGGTCAAATGGCTGGTCAAGATGAGCCAGTTTTTGGTGATACGGTTACATTCAGAGGTATAGAGGCTCCTGAATGGTGCAGAGTTACCGTTTATCGATTCATTAATAATGAACGATGCGCATTTTCCCATACAGAATATTTTTCTGAGGCTTGTGCAACAACAAAAGAGGGCAAGCCAAATTCTATGTGGAGTAAACGCCCTAGAGGCCAATTAGCGAAATGCGCTGAGGCTGGCGCATTGCGCAAAGCATTCCCCGATGAATTAGGTGGCGTAATTACTGCTGATGAAGTAAATGAAGAGCCTATCAATCAGCATAGCGCTGCAACGCCTGATAACGGAACAACGGTGATTGACGCTCAATCAGTAGAATTGATCACTCCTGAACAAATCAAAGAAATTGAAAATTTGGTTGAAGTTACAGGCTCAAATCTTGCGGGATTGTTGGCGGCGGCTGGCAATGTGCCAAGCATTGAAAAAATCACAAAATCAAATGCTGAATACGCAATTAATAGATTGCTTAGTAAGCTAAATGAGCAGCAAGCCAAAGATGAACGTAATGATGAGGATATTCCCTTATGATAGACGGACTAATAACACTTGATTGCGAGCAAGGAACTGAAGAATGGCTAATCGCAAGACTTGGTATTCCAACTGCAACAGGAATCGAGAATATCGTTACGCCAACAGGTAAAAAATCAAGCTCGCAAATCAAATATATGTCTGAGTTGATTGAAGAAAGCATCCTTGGTTTACAGGATAGCGGATATAGATCAGCTTTTATGGAGCGAGGCAACCAGCTTGAGCCGCTTGCCCGCTCTGCTTATGAATTTCTTACTGGAAATGCCGTCAAGCAAGTTGGCGGCGTATATCTTAATGAGAAAAAAGAATTGATGGTTAGTCCTGATGGATTGATCCCCGAACTCAAAAAAGGGCTTGAGATTAAATGCCCGAAAATGAGTACGCATATTCAATACATTATCAATGGTGGCGTGCCGTCTGAATATGTTATCCAAGTGCAAGCAAATTTGTGGGTGACAGGATATAAAACATGGGATTTTGTGAGTTATTGCCCTGAATATCAAAAACAACCGTTTTATCTCTTTACGGTTGAGCGAGATGAAAAATTAATGGCAGCGTTTGACAAGGAAATACCCGCATTTATCAAAACATTAAAAGCATATAAATCTATGGAGTAAATATGGCTGGAATTAATAAAGTAATTATCGTTGGCTTTTTAGGCAATGATCCTGATGTGCGCACTATGCCTAATGGTGAATTAGTGGTAAATATCAGCGTGGAAACAAGTGAAAGCTGGACGGATAAAAACTCAGGCGAGAAAAAAGAAGTGACCGAATGGCATCGCATTGTCATTTATCGAAAACTAGCCGAGATCGCCGCTCAATATCTACATAAAGGATCGCAAGTGTATGTTGAGGGAAGATTAAAAACTCGCAAATGGCAAGACAATAACGGTCAAGATCGTTACTCCACTGAAATCCAATGCGATAACTTTCAAATGCTAGGCGGTCGAAACCAAGATGTAGCACAAAATCAACCGTCTAAACAGCAAGATAAACAACAAAAAACACAATCTAAACCTCAACAATCTGAGCCGCCAGTGGATGCTTTTGATGACAATATCCCATTCTGAATTCTAGGGGTGAGCTATGACCAAGAAAATAACTTTAACATCATATAAAAACACTCCAATCGATTTTAGTATTGATGAGATTGAAAGCATTGATATTATCAACGATGTGACTTTTATTACAACCAAAGGCAGATTAGCTTACTCTGTAAAAGAAAGTAAAAGCCGAGTGTTAAAAATGATTGAGACCGCCAAATAAGGCGGTTTTCTTTTAGGATAAAGAAATGGTTAGTTATAACTTAGTGATTAATGGCGTGATTATAAAGTTGCGTGGTAAATATGTGAAAAGGCGATAAATAATGAATAAAGAACAAGTAGAACACGAATTAGCGGAATTACACGAGAAAGAACGTAGCTTAGAAAAGGCTTTGGAGCTTGTGCGTGAGAAAATCCGTGAGTTAATCAACTACACTAACAAAAATAAGGCCGCTAGATAGTGGCCTTTAAATTTACAAGGAAGGGTAAAATGAAGTTAAGCAAGCAAGTTAAAGAAGTGATTTATTTTAAAATTGTGAATACTTTAAACATAAAAAAAGCAAGACAGTTTGCAGAAGAATTGCAAGTAGATATTGATAAGGAGCAAGATCAAAAATTTGTTAAATTCTATAAAGGGGTTTTAAAGCAAATGCAAGGACAGCGATTAACTTTTGCCTCACACGTAGGATGTAGATTACAAAATTGCACATATAGCCTCTTTGTTGATTCAGATTTTTACAAAAGCGAAAGATTCAAAGAGTTAGTGGGAAACACTCAAAAAGAAATCCATCAAATTGAAATTGATTTAAAACAACTTAAAGAAACAATTTTATCAGTCGATACTGACAAAACATTCTTAACAATGTTTCCTCAATGGGAGAAACAACTATTAGATAGCTTGCCAAAAAATAAAATAAAACTACCGGCAACCATAGCCGATGTTTCTTATCTAGATAAGTACAAAAACAAGGAGAGTGACTATGTATTGGTTTAAAAATGCGATCATTTATCGCCTAACAAAGAATATTGACTTCGGTGAAATCGAATCAAAACTAAAAGAATGCCAGTTTACACCGTGCGAACCGTCTGAGATTAGTCGATTCGGCTGGACTGCACCGTTAGAAACAAATGGTGATTTAGCCTATTTTGCAGATAACAAAGTCTTGCTAATAGCTAAACGTGAAGAAAAGATTTTGCCGGTAGATGTAATCAACCGTGAACTAAATATCCGAATTGCAGCGCTTGAAGAAAAAGAACAGCGAAAATTGAAGAAAACAGAGCGCCTATCATTGAGAGATGATGTTGTTGCATCGCTAACCTCTCAGGCATTTTCCAAGTTTAAATTTACCGCACTTTTCATCGATTTAAAAACAAAACTGATTTACGTTGATGCAGCATCATCAAAAATCGCTGAAGATGCTCTAGCACTATTGCGTAAATCACTAGGATCACTTCCAGTTATTCCACTCAGCTTTAATACAGCGCCTTGCGAGGTTATGACTGAGTGGATTGCAGATAAAGAGCCTAATTGGCTAATTTTATTAGAAGAGGCTGAAATTCGTGAGAAAAACGATCTTGGCGTAATCAGTTGCAAAAATAAATCATTGCTCGATGAAGATATTGTGGAGCTTGCGCAATCAGGGCTTGTATCAAAACTCGCACTTGAATGGGAAAACAATCTCAAATTTGTTTTGCGTGATGATGGAACACTAAAACGATTGAAATTTGATGATCGTATCACAGAGCAAAATGATGATATTCCAAAAGAAGAAATTGGCAAACGCTTTTACGCTGATTTTATTTTAATGGCCAACGTGCTTTCAGGCTTGTTGAATGAGCTATCAGTTGAATTTAATGGATTTAAGGTTGCACTATGAAAACAGCAGAAGAAATTCTAGAAGAGCGAAAAAATACGCATGGCGATTTTGAAAAGGGTGCGCAAGATTTTGCGCAGTTAATGCGCCCAGTTGTCGAAAAATGGTTAGCTGGCACAATTAGCAATGTTAAATTTTATGGTTTAACAATGGCTAATGCAAAACAAGTGAGAATCTTGAATGGAGATTCAAGTCATGCCGATCATTATATTGATGCCGCAAATTATTTCACTCTTGCCGGTGGGCTTTACAAACCAAGTGAAGATTGGAAACAAGGTATCTCAAAAGGTGGAATTTTAAAGTGCGGAGGGCGTGAGAATGAATGAAATTAAAGTCGGCATTCGCTATTCTCGATTGGCAGATATTTTCGTTTGCTATTTCTATGTAAGAATGAATAGCAACAATGAATCCGCAATAGAACTAGCAATCAATGATGTTAAAGAAAATTGGATATTATTCGGCGCTGAAATGAGAAATGACATTATCAATATCTCAGAATTAGCATTGCAAGATGTACCGAATACTGATGTTGTTGCTGAGTTTATCAAGTGGGCAAAACACTATTTTGATGCTCCGCAAGAAACAAGCACGCAAAGACCTTTGGTTGATGTTTTGCCAGTGGTTAATATGGCAAAGGTAAACCATAAAGCGGGTGATTGATATGATTATTTGGGCATTGTTCGATAGTGGTAATGGTTGCTATACGCAAGGCGCAGAGCTATTTAATCAGTCAGTCAGTCAGTCAGTCAGTCAGTCAGTCAGTCAGTCAGTCAGTCAGTCAGTCAGTCAGTCAGTCAGTCAAGATATACCCTATCGGCATAGATATTGAAAGTAAAAATAACCATTTTATTAATCTTAATTTAGCTGATTATAGTCGTATGTTTGGCGATAACAAGCTATTCGATGAGCTTGATAAACTGCCTAAACCTGATTTGATTATAGCTAGTCCGCCTTGCGAGAGTTGGTCGGTTGCAAGCGCAATGTGGGGAGGTAATGCAAGCTGGAAACAGGAGACTGGTGCAGTAAATCGTGAATTATCAAAATTTACGGTTAGAAGTCGTGCGGATTATGATTTACCGCACGTCCAATTTAAATATGACCGCTCTTTCCTAAACCGCATTAATGGTGAACTTTGTATCTACAACACGATAGAAATTATCAAACGTTACAATCCGAAAGTTTATGTAATAGAAAATCCGGCAAGCAGCAAGATTTGGCATTATGTAAATGATATTCTCAATTTTCAGATTCCTTTTGATAATTTGGCGCACTATAACTTGTATAACTACCCTTTGCGTAAACCAACAAGATTTAAGAGCAATATTAATCTTGGATTACGAAACAATCATAAATCAAAGCCTCAGCAACAATGGGAGGATTTTTCAAAATCATACAATGAAAGATCGAACATTCCACTTGAATTAATAGTGGATATTTACAAAGCAGTAAATCAATATTTAACAAATCCAATAGGCGTTCCAAGTGAGCGCCTATTGTTTTAGGAGATGAGATGAAACCAATTCTAGATGCTTGCTGTGGCGGAAGAATGTTTTACTTTGATAAGAACAATCCGAATGTGCTTTTTGCAGATATAAGAAAACAAAAACTAAGTTTTAAGGATCATGACAAAATTAGACATTTAGAAGTATCGCCTGATGTGATCCATGACTTCACCGATATGCCATACCCTGATAAATCTTTCAAATGCGTTATATTTGATCCGCCTCACTTAATACAAGGTGGCGACAATTCTTGGCTAGTAAAAAAATATGGAAGATTAGATAAGGATTGGGAAAGTCAGTTATTAAAAGGCTTTCAGGAATGTATGAGAGTGCTAGACGATTATGGAACTCTTATTTTTAAGTGGAATGAAACTCAAGTGCCAGTTAGTAAGATTATTTCAATTTTAAATAAAACTCCAATTCTAGGGCATAAATCTGGAAAAGCGAACAATACGCATTGGATGTTATTCATGAAAATTGAGGAGGAAGAAAATGAAAGAATTTAACTTAGAGGCAGCTTTAAATGGCGGCTATATAGTGCAAGATTGCGAGAACAGCAGATTACACTTCGCATCTGAGATTAGAAAAGATATTGAGTGGTCAATAGAGGTTTAATATGAAGCCATTCGATTTAAAGAAAGCATTAGCAGGTGAACCTGTAATGTTACGAAGTGGGGATAAAGCTCTAATCTTTTACCGTATTCCCGACAAATTTGTATTTGATGATGGATTACCACCTGCATATCCACTACAAGGTATTATTTTTAATGCAGAGGGTAAAATCAGTTCTATTGCTGAGTGCTGGGGAGATGATGGTCGTTACGACATCTCAGAAAGTGCTTACGACATTATAGGAATGGTACAAGAACTGAAACTACTTAATAAAACTATCCATTAAGAGGTAACATGAAACAGTTTAATTTAGAAAAGGCATTAGCTGGTGAACCAGTTGTATTAAGAAACGGAAAGAAAGCATTTATTTTTAAGAATGTACTAGATACATCTATTCTTAATTTTAAGCTTGATTATCCTTTGATTGGGATGGTGCATAATGATGCAACAGTTAGATGTTGGACAATTGACGGGAGAATCTCGATGCGCAATGACTGTGCCGATGGCGACATTATCGGAATGTGGGAAGAGCCAAAGATTAGCATTGAAGATTTACCTAAGCCGTTTTGTCCAGAAGAATCTAACGGTTATTTTTACATTTCGGACGGTAAAGTGGCTTATAACCTATATCATTCTAAGTACAGCGAATCTTCAGTGCGGATAGCTAGCAATGGTCAATCTTTCCGCACAAGAAAAGATGCTCAAAAATGGCTTGATTTTATGAAGAGTATGATGGAGTAAATATGAATGGGTTTATAGATTGGCTAGTCTATTTATTGACTGGAGCTTTTATCATTGTTATGGCTGGAGCTGGAATAGGATTATTTCTTGGCGTTGCGTGGAAAATCATCAGATTGGTGGTGTGATATGAGCGAATGGATTAAATGTTCGGAGAGATTACCTGATCCGTTACAAACCGATTATGAGCATCGTAGCGAAGAAAATAAACATATAATTTACTACACGGAAGATGGTAACTATTGGTTTATTGGCTTTGGATGGTATTTATACGACCAAAAAGAGGATTGCCAAGGAAATTTAATCCCTTTTTGGGAATCAGTCGAAAACATAGGAGAGGAAGTCGAAGTTATCTATTGGCAACCACTACCACAACCACCAGAAGATGAATAAGTAAACTGAGATAAGCCGCACAAGGAAGTGCGGCTTTTATTTTACATGGAGATTTTATGGAACAAATCAATTTATCGAAAAAAGCTGAAGAAGAAATTGTTAAGGCCGCAAAAATGGCGGCATTCGCTGCTTTCACTGAAAATAGCAAAAATCTCATGACCATTGGGGATGTTGCGATCTATATCAATAAATCCTATAATTTTACGGCGAACAACATTATCACAAGAGCTGATTTTCCATCGGCAAGATATTTAGGCTCAGAAAACGAGCAAAAAAGATACGTTGCTGGAGATATTGTGAAATGGGGGATTCGTTACATGAAACGCTTATAA